TGCCTCGACACTGTTGAAATAACCAGAGCCAGCGATTGCCGCCTTGTTATCAGATGCCGATTTATAGCTATAAATGCTCGGAGCATTGCCAGCCTTGGAAGCCGCAACAGTTGCCCAGTTTGCTTGCGCAAATGCCATTGTTCAGACCTCCTTACGCTTCGGTGCAGGAGATCTTAACGATCCCCTCGTCATCGATTGAAACCGCACCGGCCGAGAACATCGAGGAGACCAGGAAGCTGGTTTTCTCCGGGATATAATTGACCTCGGTTTTCTGAGCCATCGACTCGGCATAGCCAACCGAATCCATATGCCATGCGAAGCAAGTCCGGGTGGACGGCTTCGGCACGCCCCCTTCGTCACGATCACCGACCGTGATAAAGCGGAAGCCCATGAACGTATCGATCTCACCGCGGACAAGAGCCTTGACCGTTGCAAAATCGCTCGATGTGGTTTCGGTTTCACCAAGAAGAGCATCAAGCTGGGATGCGTGCATCAAGAGATGACGGCCCTCGGAAGGGACATTCTTCTCGTTCAGCGCCTTAGACGCCGCACGCAGCTTGTCGATGTTCATGTTGGACGCCGCGCCACCTACGGACGTGGCCACCGTCGAAGGCGACGATGCAGCATTCAGCGCATCAATGATGAGCTGATCCATGCGACGTGCGATCGACTTCGACACCACTTCAACAAGCTCACGACGCTCGTCAAAGTTAATGTGCGATTGGTGGAAAATGTCCGAATACTCGGCCGCAATGTAATCCTCCATCGTCGCCGTGATCTGCGAATAGGTCACGTTGAGAGGGGTTACATCCGTCTGAGGGACGCGAGGGGTGGCAACGCCTTTCCCGATCTTCGGGAACTTGACAGTGTTGCCTTGAACGCCGGTGCGCATGCGGGTTGTTCCACGCAATACGGACTCGGCTTGATACGCCTGTTTGACCTCCGACTCGAAGAGGGTAACAAACGCCGTTGTGACGTTCTGCGCCATAGCAGAAACCTCCTTAACAGGTTTTACCAAGACGCGATCCGTTATCCAGAATCGGGCGGTTCGCTTGCGCGTTGTGGCCGCGCCAGGCCATCGGGATTTACCGAGTAGACGGGCCGGGCACGGTTAGCCGTCGAGGCCATAATACGCGCAAGCGATAGCTAAGTAAAGATCAAGCCGATTGGCTGTCCATCCACTGCCGCTCAATGCGGCTTCGGAATGCCTGGTCGGTTTTCCAACGAGGATCCGCGATCGCCGCCTCAAGATCTTCGCGCGTGATTGCAGGGGTGTTCACCGCTGGCGCCACCGGGATGCCCTCATTGGTGATCGCCTGGTGGTATTTCAGAAACGCATTGATCCCGGCTGCGCTATCCAGGCCAGACGCAATGGCATTGCGCTCATCCTCGGAGAGCGGCGCCTTCATAAGCAACCGCTCCGTCATCGCGATCTTGTCCTGGGCGCGCTCACCTAGCTTTGCCATCTCGGCCTGGCGATCGATCTCAAACGTTTCCGCCTGCGCGCCGGTTGCCTCCAGGATCTTGCCGGCCAATTCTTCAAACGCCGCCTGGCTTACGCCGTTATCCTTGGCCCAATCTTTGAAGATATCCATCGAGGGATCTTCTTCATCCAAGCCACGCTCGACCAGGCTAGAGATATCGTATTCCTCTGGCGCCTTGTGCTTGCCGCTCTTGAATTGCCTTTCAAGCTCCGTGTAGCTTTTCGCCAGCTTTTCAACGTCTGGCCCCTCATCCGTCCAGAACTTTTCCGGGAACCCTTCCGGCCGCTCCGCGGGATCTGCTTTTTCCTCCGGCGCGGGCGCGGGCTCGTCATGCAGGGGGATCGCTCCGTTTTCCTGCTCGGTCGTCGCGTCTGCTTCCGGTTGGCCACTGACGTTAATCAGCGGGCCGTCAGCCTGTTGCGCTTCACTCATTTGATCTCTCCACTCGTTTTTCAATCATGCGAACCACGTCGCACCTTCCGGCCCGGAAATATCCCTGGCTCGGATCCTCTCCCGGCACAAACACCGGCTGCTCGATCGTGGCTTGGCGAAGATATGCAAGGACGCGCTGGCCCTCGCTTGTCTTAAACACCTTGCCAAACAGGATCGTCATTTCATCGGCTACTTGCGGCGCAAGCGTGCCGTCCATTGCATCCCAGCCTTCGCTCATTGCATGGCCTCCTGGGGCGCTGCGCCTTGCTCGGCCATCTGCTGCTGCTGCGCCGCCTGTTGCGCCGCCTGCAATACCTGCATCTGTTCCTGGCTGTTGTTAAGGATCTGGCTGTCGATCCCCATGCGATCGGCCACGAACTCCAATAGCCGCTGGATCGATACCGTTGCCGCGCCCTGGATGCCCATCGACATTGCGATCTGCGCATATTGCATTGCGTCCTGCACCTCTTGCAGCTTTTGAGCCTGGGCGAGCGGAGACACCGGCGACACCTTCACCTCTTGCCCATTCACCCGGAGCGGCAGATCAATCAAGCCCTGGCCGTCCATGACATACAGGATCCGGGTCACGATCGGGATCATCGTTTCATTGATAAGCCGGCCGAACGCGGAACCCAGGTTAGTCGCAAGCTCGCGCGTGCGCTCCGCAATCTCTGTTGCCGATCGAGCCGACATATTATCCGGCGGCAATGTGTCATCCATCATCACCTTTTTGATATTCATGCGAAGATCATTAATGACGATCTGAGAGACATTGAAGTCAGAGGCGCGCGGCAGTGGCGCCAGGCTCGGCCCCTGCGGGCCGCCGTTGCGCGCGACCGATACGATCGCACCAGGCTTGATCTGAACATTCTGCGGGTTAAGAATCCCATCATCCGCCGCGGTATATACACCAGCAACCGCGATCGAGGCATTGCGCAGCACAAGCTCCACTGTCTTGTTCAGCGTCTTGATATCAGGGATCGCCGTGACAAGCGGGCCGCGGCCATAGATCTCGCCGCTCGCCTTCATGTATCGCGCCACCACAAACGGATTGCTCCGCATCGTGCGATATACAAGCTCCTGCTGTGTCTGCGGCCAGATGACATGATAGCAGAAAACCGCGCGCTCGGTGTCATAGATCACCGCGTCGATAAGATCGACCTCTTTGCTTGGATTCCGATCGATCACGTCCTGCAACTGCTGAGAGATCTGCGCATCCGGATACTCCTGGACGATCGCCTCCGCCTTGAGGCGCAGCTTGCGGAATACGTTATCGATGTTGCCAAACGGGCCTTCTTCAAACGCCACCAGGTATTGCGGCACTGGCGTGAACCGGATCGGTGTCACCTCGTCGCCGGGCATAATCATCATCACGGCCGTGCCGACCGCCAGGTCGAGCAAGAACTCGCCCATCGCCAAATCGAAATTAGTCTGACGCAGCGTGTCAAACATGATCTCGGTATAGGCATCGAGCGCCTGCTGTGCGTCCGCCTTGCGATCGTCCGGAATCGCCGTGCCAGATTCTAGCCGGCACCATTTCTTGTAGGGCGGGAACAATCCCGCCTGGATCCGGTTGGCAAATCGCTGGGTCGCGTGGATCGCGGTCGAGTCGAATACATTGGTCATCTTGTTTTGACCAGCGACACCGCCCTCCCAATATCCGTTGTAAAGATTGCGCTGCGGCAAGGCGTAACGATAGCAATCCTCGTAAACCGATCGCCATTCGTCCTTGCGAGCCTGGGCTTTAGCCTCACGCTCGATGATCTGCTTCGCATTTAGCCTAGCCATCGCGCTTGGCCTCCAATCGTTTGCTAATATTCCGCGCCTTAGACCGCGCGTCTGCCTTGCTGCTTGCGCCCCACGCCCGAAGCGACAAGAGCAAACGGGTCGGGCGGCCCTTGCTATCGCGCTCCGGGCCGGAATTGCCGGCCATTCTCGCCAGGAAAGACGCTCGGCGCGGATTGTCCCCAGACTTCACCGGCCTTTTAAGGTTGGCGCCCTCCTTGCGGCGGTAATACTTGCGGCCGGCTTCATTTAGACCGCCCTTTGGGTTTTGATACCGCTTTGCTGGCATTGCCCTCGATCCTCTTCATCGTGCCATAGACGTAGGCGTCACGCCTTTCGCCCTTTAGTCCCTGCCGGCTTGCGCTTAACAGGAGCTTTCGGTGCAGCTTTTTTGGCAACAGGCTTCTCCTTGACGGGTTCCGGCTCTTTCCATTCCGTGACGGGCGCTAGGCGGCGCGTGTAAACGCGGGGATCTTCCTTGATCCGCGTCATTGCATCGATCCCCCGGACGTGCCCAGCGTTGTCCCCAATGCCGTGCTATTCGGACCCTCACGGCGCGCCGGCGAGAACAAAAGCCGCAAGCCACCAGTGGACATAAGCCGCATCCGGGCTGCCGCGGCGGCCGATTCCTGTTGCTCCATCGCGGTCGCGCGATCCTCTGCGCGCTGCTGTGCGGCGAGCGTCTCTTTAGACGTTTTTGGGGGCTTAGGTGCTGAAACCATGATCCGATATCCTTGACATTAGGACACAACTCGCACCGGGCGAGCCGTAATTTCTCATAATACCTTCTACCTCAAACCCTAGCCCTTTGGCAAACCTCAATGCGGTATCGTTATCTGCCATCACCCCGATCTGGATCCGGCGAAACCCCCCGTCGCCAAGCAAATCAGAGAATATCTTGCGGCCACCGCGGACAAGCGATAGCGCATGGCGGCCAATTTCCTTGTCTGCAATCAACCACGCCTCGCCCACCGCCTTGTAAACCGGCCGTATCCCAAAGCAAACACGCGGCTCCCCGCGATACATGCCCGTCCAGCTTGCGCCGGGCGCTGCCACAGTTTCGATATACTTTAGAAAGTCCGGATCCGTGGCGGACCAGGACAATTCTGGTTCCCGCAGGCGCAGTTTTTGCAGGTGCTTTCCGTGAAACCGAACGATCGACTCGCCGCGCGCGGTCTTGAACAGGGGAAGATCCACAATCAAAATATATCAAAGTCCATTTTTGCCGTGTGAACCCCGGTCAGATTGACCTGGCCCGCCACGCCGCGGCCCCGCAGCCGCCTTTGCTCACCGCCACCCAGGCACATATACCCAAACGCATCGCCAACGTGGCTGTGTTCGTTCTTCACCGGCGCATCTTTGAACCGCTCCTGCCCCGCGCCCAGGCTTTGACGCTTGAAGAAATAGCCGCCAGAGAGCGCCTTGCGCACCCGTAGGCACCGCTTATGCACCAGAAGCCCAGGA